ATTGACAAACATGACTTGGGAAACGGGTAAACAAAAATATAATCTAGAATTTGATAAAACCAATCAAGAGATTCTAGATTTAAAAGGGCATCTTGATGAAGATATGGCTCAATACTATTTGTATAAGTTTTTGAGGTCAAATGTCACCTTTACATCAAATTTAATTTCTGGAGTTGACTTATTTCCTTTTCAGCATCTTGCTATTAAATCAATGCTTGAGGCTGATTACTTCCTGGGTATATGGAGTCGGGGAATGTCAAAATCTTTTAGTACTGCTATATATGCTTATCTGGATGCAATTTTTAATCAAGGTATACAGATAGGTATACTTGCTGCAACTTTTCGTCAATCAAAAATGATTTTCGAAAAAATTGAGGATATTGCAAAAAAGCCAGAGGCTGCACTACTAGGACAATGCATAACAAAAAAATCAAAGAAAAATGACCAGTGGACTTTGGAAATAGGAGATTCTAAAATAATCGCCCTCCCATTGGGTGATGGATCTAAACTACGGGGATTTAGGTTTCATAGAATTATTATTGATGAATTCTTATTGATGCCTGAGCATGTATATAATGAAGTTATACTTCCCTTCTTAAGTGTTGTTCAAAACCCTACAGAAAGAGAGCGGTTTACGAAAATGGAAGATCAGTTAATTGCATCTGGCAAAATGAACGAGTCTGAAAGAAAAGTTTGGCCAAACAATAAATTAATTGCTTTATCTTCTGCTAGTTATAAGTTTGAATATTTATATAAAGTTTACGAAACATTTGAAGATTTGATCATTAATGGCCCGCAAGAAGCAAAAGAAATGGACAAAGCAAATCGTGTTATAATGCATTTTAGCTATGATGTAGCTCCTAAAGCGTTGTACGATCAAAACTTGATTAATCAATCAAAACAAACTATGAGCCAATCTCAGTTTGACCGTGAGTTTGGAGCTATATTCACTGACGATAGCTCTGGTTATTTTAAAACATCAACGATGCAAGCTTGCACAATACCTGACGGAGAAGAGCCTACTATTGAAGTGGCTGGAGATAAAGATAGTAAATACTTGTTAGCTTTTGACCCCAGTTGGGCAGAAAGTGAAAGTTCTGATGATTTTGCGATACAATTATTTAAATTAAATGATAATGCTAAAAATGGCACATTGGTTCACAGCTATGCTATGCCAGGGCTTAAAATGAATGAGCATATTAAATACTTCCATTATCTTTTAAAAAATTTCAATATAGTATGTATAGTAGGTGACTATGGAGGAGGAGTGCAATTTATGCAGGCAGCGAATGCTAGTCAGATTTTTAACGATGATAACATCAAGATAGAAGAAATTACCGCTAATTTCGATGACCTAGAAAAATATCAAGATGAATTACGTAATGCTCGTAATCAATATAATTTAAAATCAGGAAGAATTTGTGTTCTTCGTAAACCTTCTTCTGACTGGATAAGGCGCGCAAACGAATTGTTACAAGCTAATCTAGATCATAAAAGGATTGCTTTCGGATCAAGAGCTTTGAATGAAAATTACCATACCCAAGTCAATCAAAAAATCCCAATCAATGATTTAACTTTTATTCCTAATCAAAAAGAGTTAATTAAATCAAAAGGATCTGGAGCGATGATTGATTTTGTTGATCATCAGTTCGATATGATTAATTATACTAAAAACCAGTGTGCATTGATACAGGTCAGCTCTTCACCTCAGGGAACACAAACTTTCGGACTTCCTTTAAACCTAAGAAGACAAACAGGTCCAGGTAAGGCTCGAAAAGATTCTTATTCTGCTCTCGTACTCGGCAATTGGATGATAAAAACTTATTATGATTTCATTAATGTGGAAGCAGAAGATGTAGCCGCAACTTTTACTCCAATGTTTGTTTAAAGTAACTTTTATTGTAAGTTTTTTATTTTCTGTGTATAATATTGTATGCCTAGGAAATATACTAAAAAATCTCCCTATTGGAATCAGTTTAAAAGTGAAGCAAAGTCTATAGATGAACTTTTAAAAAATGAAGAGTCGGTTACTCCTGCATTTGCTGGAGAAACATTTTACACAACCGAAGCTAGTTACAAGAGAAATGTAGGTCAACCAACTGAAGATGATGTTTCAAGGGGCAGAGGTTCCAGGAAATCGAGAACTCCTATTTGTGACAAGTATTCTCACATTAAAGGAATGCATCTTCCTTATTCTTTTAAAGACTCTTTTATTTCTCCAAGAGATACAATACTGTTATGCCAAAAAGCTTACGCTAATGTACCTATTTTCCGAAATGCCGTGGATGTCATGGCTGAGTTTGCAAATTCTGGCATATATTTAGACGGAGGCTCTGAAAAGTCCAAAACATTTATTAATAAATGGATGGAGAAAATTCAGGCATGGAAAATAAAAGATCAATATTTTAGAGAATTTTATAGATCAGGTAATGTTTTTATTTATAAACTTGAAGGTAAGTTTAAATCAAGCGATATTGCTAAATTAAATAAAATCTATGCTGAGCGATCCGATGCTGCAACAAGTATCCCTATGCGGTATGTATTTCTTAATCCTTATGATTTTGTCGCTGACAGAAGCATAACTTTTGAAGCTGACAGTGGTGTATACAAGAAACTCTTGAGCGAATATGATATAGAGCGATTACGAAATCCTAAAACTGAATACGATCAAGAAGTTTATGAATCATTACCCGAAGATGCCAAGAATAAAATTAGTTCAAAAGGATACAATACTGATGGTGTATTAATCGAGCTAGATCCAGACAAGCTACTTTATTCTTTTTATAAAAAACAAGATTACGAACCCTTTGCTACACCTTTCGGGTTCCCTGTCTTAGACGATATTAACTGGAAAATAGAATTAAAAAAAGTAGACCAAGCAATCAGTAGAACAGTTGAGAATGTTATTCTATTAATTACAATGGGTAACACTCCTGATAAAGGAGGAGTTAATCCAAATAATTTAAAAGCAATGCAGCAATTATTTGCCAATGAAAGTGTCGGAAGAGCATTAATTGCAGATTATACTACAAAGGCTGATTTTGTTATACCAGATTTAAATAAAGTGCTTGGGCCAGAAAAATATCAGATTGTCAATGAAGACATTAAGGAAGGGTTGCAGAATATTATCGTTGGTAAAGAAAATTATTCAAGCACACAAGTAAAAGCTCAAATCTTCCTCGAGAGATTAAAGGAGGCTAGAAATTCTTTTTTAAATGATTTCTTGCAGCCACAAATAAAAGAAGTATGCAAAATGGTTGGGCTTAAAAATTATCCTACAGCTAAATTTGTTGAAATAGATATCAAAGATGAAGTTCAACTTCAGAGAGTTGCATCTAGATTAATTGAAATGGGAATTATTACTCCTGAGCAAGGAATGATTGCAATAAAGAAAGGCGTTTACCCAAACCCCGAAGAATTACCTTCCGCTCAAGAAAAGTTTGTCCAAGACAGGGAAAAGGGGTACTATACTCCACTTGCCGCTTCGCAACCGATCTTAACTACTGAAGATCAAAAAATGAAGCAAGAGGAGCATGATTCAAGAATTGAAATGCATGAGCAAAAACCAGCCCCAAGTCAAAACAAAGCCATCCCAAAAGATAATGGTAGACCTGCTGGAACGAAAACAAAAACAAATAATTTAATCGCATCTAAAAATGCTTATAGCAGAAAAAGCATTCAAGAGGTTGTTTATTCAATAGAGAAGTTGCAAAAAAATGCGGAAGCTTCTTTGCGTAAAAAAATTAATAAAAAATATTTAAATAAAAACCAAAAAGAACTAATATCTAATCTTATTGAGTCTATCGTAGTTTCTTCTTCTCAAGAAAACTGGAACTCACTTCTCAGTAAATGCATAAGTGATAATGAGGAGATTGGTAATTTGCAAATTATGCCTGAAGTTTTAGATATTTCAGAATCTCACGAACTAGTAAGTTATCCTGCCGCTATTTTATGGCATAGCAAAATAGAAAAATAATAAAATTAAGTGTATTATTATTAGCATATGGAAAAACCATTTAAATACACAACATCTTTTGCTGGCGAAATTTATGTAAAAAATCTTGAAGAACAAGATGTATCTATCGCTTCTAACTTAGAATCTTTAAGGAAAATTATTCCTAAAGATATAGATTTTAAAAAAAATATAGATTTAATGGCTGTAGCATTCAATGCAGCAGTAGCTAATTTATTTAATAAAAACGGTGACGGAATTGACGGACAAACAGCTAAAGCTATATCTGAATATTTTATTCATAAGCCTACAAACATTGAACACAAGCGTGATAATGTAGTCGGTCACATAACAGGTTCCTCTTTTTCTAAATTTGGATCTAATGAGATTATCGAGTCATTTAGTGAAATAGATGAAGACGAGCCTTTTAATATTGCGCTCTCTGCTATAGTTTATAAATCGGTTAATCCTGATTTTGCAGAATTAGTTGAAAAATCTACAGATAAAAGCAGCGAGTTATACCAAAAAATATCTGCAAGCTGGGAGCTAGGTTTCAATGACTTTGACATTGCAAAAGGTAGCGAGGAGTTGTCAAGATCAATAATAATCGAAGATGAGAAAGAAAAAGCCGAACTGTCTAAGCATTTAAAATGTTACGGCGGATCAGGAAAAACCGAAAATGGCGAGAGTGTCTTTCGATTAATCAAGGGCGACATATATCCGCTCGGCATAGGTTTTACCTCAAATCCAGCTGCTACCGTCCAAGGTGTAATTAATGCCGAAGAGCATTCTAGTGCAATAAGCCTTGAAGAAGAAAATTTAAGTTTCGAAAAAATCGAAATTAACCCACAAAAAATTTCCCAAACGGAAAAAGATAATGTACAACCTTATAACATTAAAAACTCTAAAAGCAATATGGAACAAGAAATTCTAGATCAATTCAAATCAGTTCTCGAAGAAACTAAAGCTTCGAAGAAACTTTCTGAAGAAGCTGTAGCTAACATGACTAAAGTTTTTCATGATGCTATCGTTGAACGCAGCGAGCAATGGCAATCAGAGAAAGAACAACTTTTGGCTCAAAAAGCTGAACTTGAAAAAGTTTCAGAATCTACCGCCGAAGAAATTAGCGAACTTAAAAGTCAACTAGCCGAAACTAGCGAAAAACTTGAAGCACTTGAAACTGAAGCTGCAGCAAAAGAAGCTGTAGAAGTTTTTAATTCAAGAATGAGTGAAATTGACGAACTTTACCATCTTGAAGAAGATGACCGAAAAATCCTAGCAGAAGAACTTCGTTCACTTGAGACAGAAGCATCTTACGAAGGGTACAAAGAGAAACTTTCTATTTTCTGGAAAAGTAAAAATAAAGAATTTATGGCCGAGCAAGAAAAAGCTATTGAAGAAAGAATTCAAGCAGCAGTTCAAGCTCAGTTATCTAAAGACACCGCAACAGAAGAAGTTGCTGAAGCCTCTGAAGCTGAAGTTGTTGAAGAAGCAATTGAATCAGCTGAAGTAGAAGAAGAAGCTATTTCTAATAATAACGGTGGATCAACAGAAGAAGAACTTTCTCTTAGGGAAAAATTTTTAAAAG